CCGGGCCGAGAACATTATCCTCGTACCCTCTCGATCTGCAAATCCTAACAAGTTCAAGAACTTGTTCAGGATTACTCTTCAACCCATTCAAGAGATGGACTGGTAACCCAGTTACCTCTCCGTCGGGACTGAAGAGTCTTTTAGCGAATTCGGCATAGCCGTCTTCACTTATTGTACATTTCGAAGTAGATATGGAAACACCTAGTCTCTGAATCGTTTGTATATAAAGTTTATATACATCCTCTCTAGAGTCTAGTGTATCGTCACCCAGGATTAAGTACTTATATTCATTGTACTTAATTCCGCACTTATGTGCGCACCATGCTTTAACAACATGATGTGTGAAGGTGGAAACAGCCCATGAGCTTAATAAACCCATGGGGTTTCCAACTTTATAGGTCACACTACCATTCTTGTGGTAGAATTCCCTATGTGTCAATACTGTTTTCCATAACTTACCTATTACGGCTCCGTATTTCGAGCTTACAACTTCAGCTTCCAATTCAATTGGAAATCTGTCGGTGAAAGCCGTCATATCGGAAGTGTAGAGGTAAGATCCCATTCCTTTAATAAGGGATGGTATCTTATCTTGGTGAAAAGTTACATCGTTTGATAGTCTACTTAATGCCTTCATAAAGGTATCATGGATACCTGAAAGGCAAATGTTTGACCACCAATCTGCTATCGCAATAACACGTGTTTTACACGCCTTATCTGATAGTAAGACTAGTTTTGAGTGTTTAAACTCTCCACTAGGACTTTCATACTTATCCATATCAACTCTAATAAGTTTATCTTTGATAAAACTATTAATAGTTTGGTATAGTTCTTCATTACCTGGTTGCCGTAAGGCAGCTAGATCTTGAAGACAAGTAATACTAGCAGGACCATTAGGACCTGCCTTATTACTAAGTATAAGTCTCGGATCTAGAAGTTCTGAAGGTAAAACCTTCATTATCTTTGGATTCGATCTGATGTACTCTGATATCTCCGCTAGCACATCTGTGCAAGCGTTTGAGTCAGAAGTAATAGTGTCCACTAGGTATTCAGGTTTACACCTGAATTCCTCAATCAGTCGCATGACTGAAAGTGAATACATTACTTGTTCTCTAACTCTTCTATCTGGTTTAAGGAAGGCAATTGC